CGGAACCACAGATATTGTATATGGTGACCCCTATTCTTCATATGTATCTACTTCTACCGGACAAACTACTATATACACTGCATCCAGCGAAGATATTGTTGCATTAAAGATGAGCTTGAGAATTCAATATCTTGGACATATCGAGATGGTAGAGGTATCGGCGGTCAAACCATTTGATAATAGTATCGTCGATTATGTGACGTATGGTAATGTAAAATCAGACAGCACGGCCACTGATACTATAATTACGGTGACATTGGATCTAAATAATGTCATGCATGTACAAGCTCAACCACCGTTTGATGCATACTTTACCTATACGGTTGTTGAATATAACAAGACCAATGATCTAACAGTGCGCGTTTAAGTAATCCAGGATAATTATGGCAGCTAATAGAATATCAACTGAAGTGGTTGCTGGAGATCCAGTAGCCACCAAGCTAAAACGTCGCAATGACAAGTTAGCCTTGGCTGCAACCAAACGTCAATCCACCAGTACATATGGTTATCGCGTGCTCAATCAGATTTCAACCAGTACTCATACTGCCTATGTGGGAACCGCAACACATACCGTGTCCGGCACAGCCAGTCCAGTTGTAGGACATCCTTGGAAGAAACCCAGATAGTTGAATCGTAATCTATTTTGTGTTATAATTATCCTATAACCGAGGATAATCATCACATGAAATTAGCAATTATTGACATCATAGGAATTCCCTACGACGGCACCACAGTATTCAATCAAGGTCTAGGCGGCAGTGAAAGTGCAGTGACTTTAATGGCCAAAGAGCTTCAAGCATTGGATTTTCAAGTTACTGTGTTTAACAATTGCAACACAGACCATGCCACTCCCGGTGTATATGATGGCGTAATTTATCGTCCACTTTCAGATCTGGACCAAGATCATCAATTTGATATTGTAATCAGCAGTCGCACAGTAATTCCATTTACAGATCCCAACGATTATCCAAGATTAAATGATTGGCGAAGTGAACCATTTCGCAATATTAATCTATATGACAGAATTCTCAAACCTGCCAAAATGCGTGTATTGTGGATGCATGACACGTTTTGTTTAGGTGATGGCATTTTAGAAGAATTGGTGGTGCAAGATCGTATCACTGATGTGTTTACGCTCAGCGATTGGCACAACACCTACATTAGTAATTGTGACCATGGCAATCGTCGTAACTATGAAGTACTCAAGCGCAAATTGTTTATCACACGCAACGGTGCCAATAGTCATATTGCAGAAGTGGATATCAATGCCAAAGATCGTGATCTATTTGTCTACAATGCGTCGGTGACCAAGGGCATGATTCCATTGGTCAAATATATTTGGCCGCATGTCAAACAACATATTCCCAATGCCAGACTCAAAGTCATTGGTGGCTATTATAGATTTAGCACAAATTCTGAACCAGATCAACAGGAAAAGGATTGGCGAATCATGGCCAATGATCCTGAGTTGGCTAAATTAGGCATTGAGTTTACTGGGGTAATTCCTCAACGTGATATTGCTAAAATATTGGCTGGTGCAGGGTTTACCATCTATCCAGCAGCGTTTCCAGAAACATTTGGTATCTCTACGCTAGAGAGTTTATTGTACAACACTCCAGTGATTACATGCAGATTTGGTGCATTGGAAGAAGTTGCATTGGAAAATGCTTGTTACTTGATGGACTATGCTATTGAACCCAATAGTTTATTTCAGAATATCAATGCACAAGAACAAAATGTCAAGTTTATTAACCTAGTGTTACAGGCGCATGCCAATTCTTACCTACACCAGCAAAAACAATATTACTGTAATATTATCAAAGATTTGGCACATTGGAGCACAGTGGCCATTCAGTGGAAACAGCATTTCTATCGTAGAACTAATAATTATTTGTCCAGAGCAGAATATCGTGCAGTGACAAAAATCAATCACAGGGTGCACAAGGTTTGGAATCGTCGTAATCACAATGTGGTTGAAATGGAAACGCATAAGTTGGGAGCAGAACAACCCATTGCTGTGATCAGTCCATTTTATAATTGCCAGCAGTATATTGCTGATTGTATTAAATCAGTGGCCAGCCAAGATTATGAAAATTATATTCAGGTGTTGATTGACGACGCCAGCACAGATGATTCATTTAATGTAGCTGCCAAAGCCATCAACCAATTGCCAGAGGAATTGCAGAAGAAATTTATCTTGATCAAGAATGACAAAAACTTGGGTGCAGTTTGCAATCAGGTCGGTTGGGTCAGAAAGGTCAGCAGTGATAATTCAATTGTTATGTTATTGGATGGTGATGATACATTGGTCAATGACAATTCTATATTCTCCTATTACAATACCATCTATGCTGAAGATGCAGCAGAGTTTACATATGGTAGTTGCTGGAGCATGGTGGATAGTATTCCTTTGATTGCTCAACCTTATCCACAGCATATCAAACAGACCAGAAATTACAGGAATTATCATTTCAATTGGATTCTACCGTATACACATCTAAGAACATTTAAAAAATCATTGATTGATACTGTTGATGATAAAATGTTCAAAGATGAGAACAATCAATGGTATCGTGCGGGTGGTGATGGTTCAGTATTCTATGCATTGATTGAAGCAGCAGATCCAGACAAGGTAATTTGTATCTCTGATATAGTATACAATTACAATGACATCAATCCGTTAAATGATTATAAGGTCAATGGCGATGAACAAAATCGTAATGCACGTGATATCATTGGTAAATCTGCTGTGAAAAAATATTCAGTGGTAGTGCCCACAATGTGGCGGGTCAAAGATCAGTTTGTTGCATTCTTGGCAGAGCTATGCGATTGTGATCAAGTGGGTGAAATATTATTATTTGACAATGCGCATACATCTGCTCCGGAACATGGGTTGGACCATGCCAAGATCAAACTCTTTGACTCTGGTAAAAATATCTATGTCAATCCCGCATGGAATCGTGGGGTAGAATTAGCCAGATATGATAGAGTATGTATTGTCAATGATGATGTCAGCTTTGATTTAAAGGTCTTTGAAGTGTTAGAGGATCAATTAATGGCAGACACTGCTGGCGTATTTGGATTGTGTCCAGGAGAGCCAGATTTTGATCAAATCCCAGTGACCACTGGTTCTATTGATATTGTGCCATGGACAGGACAGCATACCTATGGATTTGGATGTTTGATGTTTGTTAACAAGCAAACATGGACACCTATTCCAGATGGATTAGAAATCTATTTTGGCGATAATTTTATATTTGATTATTATCTATTTCAAGGTAAAACCAATTATCTTATTGCCAACATGAATTTTAAATCAGGGTTTGCACAAACCACATCTGATCGCAGTATTACCAGTGGATTTTTGGAACGTGAACGTCCTATATTTGAACAAGTCAAAGCCAGTTGGTTATTGCCACAAGAAATTAAAAAAGAAAACAAACCAGAGGATCTATCAGTGAACACAACAGATGTATTTGCAGTGGCCAAAGATGTGTTGGCGCAACAAGTAAAAAAGTCTCAGGCACCCGCGACCACGGCCAAACCAGTGGTGCCCAATCCCCAGCCCGCCAATAACCCAGCTGTGGTCAAAAAGCGTATATTGATTGCCATTCCCACAGCCAGAAATATTGAAGTAGAAACTTTTAAAAGTATCTATGATCTAGAAGTTCCAGCAGGGTATGAAACAGATTTCCAATATTTTTATGGATATAATGTTGATCAAGTGCGTAACCTAATTGCACACTGGGCGCAACATTATGATTATTTGTTTGCCATTGACAGCGACATGGGATTTGCCCGAGACACACTGGCCAAGTTTTTAGCACACGATGTTGACATGGTCAGTGGATTATATATTCAGCGTATTCCGGGCACACATACCATTGAACTCTATGAACACAATGGATTTGGTGGCATGAGTAATATCCCCTATGGCAAAATCAAGGATCGTGGATTGGTTGAAATTGCAGGATGTGGATTTGGTTGTGTGTTGATCAAGTCTGAAGTTATTCGTGGTATTGGATATCCTCAGTTTGAATATCATTCTGCACTGGATCATAAAGACACAGTCAGTGAAGACACTGATTTCTGCCGTAAGGCATTGGATCGTGGATTCCGTATTTGGGCTGATACCAGTGTTAAATGTCGACATATTGGCAGTTCAGCATTTACCATTGATGATAGTATTCCTGCAACGTATACTCCAGAACTTAATATTGAAAATCATCTACGGGAATTATCTGGTAAATTATTGTTGCCACGAAATCATATTGAATACTTGAATGATTTGAAACAAAATCAATCAGTTAACCCAACTGTGATCTATGATATTGGTGCCAGTGTATTACATTGGACTAATGCAGCACAAAATGTCTGGCCTGATGCCAAGTATATAACATTTGATGCCATGGACAAAGTTGAGTTCCTGTATAAAGAACGTGGACTAATGTATAATATTGGTGTGTTAAGTGATCAAGATGGGCGCATGGTTGAGTTCTATCAAAATGATACACATCCTGGTGGCAATAGTTACTATCAGGAGAATGTGGATTTTAGTCCAGCCGCGGCACAGTTGTTTAATGAGTCTCATCGTAAAACATTGGTATCCAATACATTGGATACGGTGGTCAAACAGCGTGGATTCCCTGCACCAGATTTTATCAAGATGGATGTACAAGGTGCAGAATTAGATGTGTTACGTGGAGCCATTGAAACAATGAAAACTGTGGATAACATTATTTTAAGGTTACAATCCGTGGAGTATAACAAAGGCGCACCATTACGTGATACCGTAGTTGAATATATGAACCAAAATGGGTATGAGTTAGTCAAACAGTTCTGTAACAATGGGCCTGACGGTGATAATCATTTTAGACGCGTAAGGTAATTTTTTATACGATGAGTGAAAAAAGCCCCTAGGGGCTTTTTTCTTACATGCTCCTAAATAAAATTAAAGGAGCGTCATCATTATGTACAAATATATCTTAGCAGCAGCATTATTATCATCATCTACCGTGGCGCTCTCAGAAGACACCAACATAATTCCATCCCCGGATTTCGAGATGAGAATGAAGCCAATCCCATGCAAAAATACAGAAGAATTGGCCAAAGAAGTCCTAGAGAAATATGGTGAGGAGCCAGTTTGGCGGGGTGAAGATGATGTGGGTGATTCCAAATATGTTATCACCTACAACAAAAAGACCAAGACTTGGACGTTTATCCAATATGATGATAACGTGGGATGTGTTTTGGGGAATGGGACGAACTTGCCAAAATCAAAGACTTAATCAACTGCTCCTTTGCATACCTGTTTCTTGTTAGCAGCCACTGACTTAAAATCAATAGGCCAGATTGGTTCTACAATTGCTTTATTGTGACCAGCTGGAATATTGAAGATGATACCAGTATTGTCTTCAATATTTTTAACAGAAGTTTGTACTTTGGTTAAATCGTTTCCTACGTCTACTTCTTGTGGAAAAATAAAAGCCAAAGTGCCGCCAGTTTGTGTATCAATAATAATCTTATAGAATCCATATGGTACATCTACTTGGTTGGGACCAATCTTTTTATCTTTCATGACATTATATATTGATCCAGCATAAATCTGAAGAGTATGCTGAGTGCTAAATCCCCATGCACCAGTGGCAGATTCAACTGCGCGAAAAACTCCTCTATTGAGGTGTGGGGTCTGGGGTCCCATGTTACTCATCAAAAAACTCTCTAACTCTACTTGTGTGTCCCAACTTTGGTGGGAGTCATTGGCGAGATGTCCTTGATCGTATCCATTTCCAGCATAGTCTGCTGGTGTGCTACGTTTATTCGCTGGCAGACTTTGATCTGCAGCAAATGCATTACTACGTGGCACGCAACCATTAATATGGTTAGGAGTTAATACCCAAGCAGTCCACACTGGGATCTTGGCTTGATTGTCGTGTAACGTAACATAACCTTGGCGGCATATTAGGGTGGCATCAGGTTTATTGACCACGGGCATGCCATATAATACATTTGCGTTACATGCCGCACCTGTTAGTGGGGGACGTTGATTCCATGCTAATGCTGGAAATGATGCTACTAAAATCAAGATACTTAAGATAATCCTTTTCACGTGTGATACTCCATAGTTATATCGGTATTTATATATTGTTCGAACATCTTCGCTAGATAGCTGTGGCATAAATAAGTGAATGAGAGCCAGAGAATTCGTCAATATCCCATCCAAAACCCAATTCCAAAATGAAATGGAAATGGATGAAGGCGTCTTTGATACCATTAAAGCTGGTGCTAAGAGTGCCTATAATAAAGTAAAAAGTTTCTTTAATCCAAATAAAGAAGAACCCACTCAGCAAGAGCCACAGACTCAACAACCCGTATTTCAACCTACACCAAAATCACTCACCCCATCAAAATATGATATTGATGAACCTGCTAGAACTGGACCCGGATTATATTTTAAAGGTAGTAAATGTACTAAAGATTGTAGTGGTCATACTAAGGGATACAATGATAATCAATCACAAACTGGCTTAGTGAATTGTGATCAAGAATGGGGTGGGGCACACCCTAGTTTGTTCAAAGGATGTAATATTGCGAATGGAGAGAAAGCTAGAGCGGGAAGGATTGCACAATTGACTAGAACCACCACATTTGAAGATATAGAACACGATGACCAAGCATTTCAAGAAAAAAAGAAACAGTTCTTAGAAATGTTTGAAAAGTTCTTGCCCATTGCCATGCGGGAGTTGGATCTAAAGAAATTGCCCAAAATGGTGTTTGAAAAGAATATTGAAGATTCTAGTCAGCCAACCTTTGGCCAGTATGTCAACAATGAAAAAACATTATATGTGGCATTGTCAAATAGACATCCGGTTGATATACTCAGAACTATTGCTCATGAATTAGTTCACTACTGGCAAGATATCCATGATATGCTAGACCATGATAGTGGAAAAACGGGCAGTCCAGAAGAAAATCAAGCACATGAAAAGGCTGGCATCATTATGAGAAATTTTAACAAAGCAAACCCACAATATATGTCAAGCAAGCCTATTTTTGAAGGCACTATTCATTCACAGTATAATCATGTGGATGTGGTTAAAAAGTACAAGCCAACCAAAACATTGCCACGAAATGATTCAGCTGTAGAAAATTCTGAAAAAAAGATGGCCAAGTTAGCACAAGAGGCAGAGCAGACCAAAGCCGAGAACCGTAAACTCAAGCGTAAGAAACAAGAGTTAGAAAACTATCTAACAAAATTATCTCGCCCAGAATAAGAAAAACCCCTGGGAAGTTCCTCCCAAGGGTTATTCAGCGGCTATGCCAATATATTATTATAGTATTATTTAGTTGCTTTATTTACAAAAGCATACATTTTTTCTGCTGTTTCCAACACTTTATCCAGTCCAGGAAACTGTGGCATGCCCACGGTGGTCACAACTTGACCAGTCTTGGGATCACGCTCAACAGATAATTCCCAGCCGTTGAACTTACTGTGGAACTCTTCAGTGACCAAGTTTTTGGCCATATCCAAGATTTCAGTACGAACTTCGTAACCGGACTTGTTGAATTTTACTTCTGGTAGTTTTGGCATTTCTAATTTTGACATGATAAATCTCCTTATGTGTGTGTATGTCATTAACACGGAAGTTTTCCCGTGTGTCATTATTATATTACAGTTTAAACAAACAATCAAGTATTTGTTGGTTCTGTGGGCACTTTTTTAGCGGGATTGTTTAAAAACTCAACATCCTCGTCTGTCATGGGTACCCAGTATAATTTCTTTAAGTTCATCGCATTAATCCTCGTGAAATTAACTCAATATCAACCACCGTCTTGGGGTTGTGTGCTATAATGTACTGCTCAATTCGATTAGAACGAACGGTCCATATCTTTCTAAAAAAAGCTAAACAAAGTATAATCATTGTGTGATCTCCATAGTTAACAAATCAAGAGACTTTTGGTCTCGGTAAAGTATTTATCAATTCTATGTTGCATTGCACAAAGTTGTCAACCATTTCATAAAAAATTAATATAATTCATTAGCGCAGGTCGCTAAATACTTGTATCAAGGAGCTTATATTTTGAAACGTACTACGAGAAGTCTACTCGAAGAATTAAATGCTGTGGCAGAGCGCCATCACAGTGAAGCTGCTATTGAAAGTCGTGCCACACACGTCATTGATAGTGCTGTTAATTTATTGAATTTAATCAGAGAATCCTTTAGTCCAGAACAAGCCTATGAATTGGAACGTAGGATGCTCAACAGTATCAAGGCGGGTGACTCCAGTAAATTCATCAGAGGCATTCGTAAACTGCGAGATAGCAAAGAAACTGCACGCGGCTTAAAAGTGGTCAACGGGGATCTACCCAGCGACGACGATGACGAAGAAGATTAAGCCCAGCTTCAATTTTTTTACAAAAAGCATAAATACTTTCATACAAGGTTTCAATAGGTTTTGGAACCGTTAAAATATATGATCAAGGAGATCTAAAATGGCTCAAATTATTAAAAAGAACGAAGCAGTAGTTGCTCCATTCTACAAGAATGGCGTTACCCTTCAGTATTACACAATCACTTTTCCTAGCGATGTTTCCGGTTTGTTGTCTGCCACCGCTCTTGGTGTTCGTTCACCAGTAGCTGTTGCTCTAGAGGCAATTCAAGCTCGTACATCAGTTGAGATCATTGGTACAGTTCAAACAACAACATTGAATATCGCTGTTGCTGCATTGGGTGGTGCTTATGGTTCTGACAACTATGATGGCGCACATCCTAGCAAAAACCAGACATTTGCTGCATACTTGACAGCATTGGTTCAAGCTCAAGGTTCATACCAAGGTGTTGATCTATCTAGCGCTTCTGTAGCCCCAATGACATTCTAATTTAAAATATTAGAATACAAAAAGGCACTTATTTTTATAGGTGCCTTTTTTTCGTCCTAAATAATATAAAGTGAGTATATTATGGACATTATCGAAATCAAAACATTAGTAGACATTACCAAAACTGGCATATTCCGGCCCAATCAAGGTTCACAACTTGAATTGGATCAGAATCGAAACTTTACCACATTGTTACAATGTCTGGAACTCAGATCTATTGTGGGCTTTGCCAATGATCCAGTTGCGTCCAGTCTTGATTTAAAAAATCTCAAATTTGGTAGCAATTTCAAGGGCAAACAACAAGTTTGGACTTTTGAATTTAATCCTGATAGAACAGGCGCTTACCTTGATGAAGATAACAATTACGTGGGAAATCTGGTCAGAGACTTGGATCAGGTGCCAATTATCAAAAATTTGACAGAAACGATAAATATTAACAGAGCAGTATTTGACCTGACCAGTGCCAAAGATAAAAATACTATAATTATTGTCAAGGCACCCAATTTGGGCATCGTTGCATAAATACTCTGACAATAAACAATCAGATCGCTGACTGCACCAACCAATTCCAAGGATTTTACCATGATCGTGAACCCAACAGAAATCGAAAAAGAAAATCTAGAAGCCCACGTTGAACTATGCGCTCAGCGTTATCAATCACTAGAAACACGGTTGGACACCATTGAATACAAGATGACCGAATTACAAGCAACGATTCAAAACAGTCATCATAATATGACCCGAGTTATTGTTGGCGCAGCCGGCACAGTGGTCACTGGAGTGTTAAGTTTATTGGTCGTAATTTTGACCAAAATGGCT